CGTATGGTTGGATGCCGATGTGATCACAGTGCAATCCATGCCTATTGAACTATTACAAAGAGTTCTACGACCCGATCATCTAAGTATGTACATGGGTGTGACTTATTTCACGGACAAGAGCGGAAAGATATCCGGAAATTGGTTAGTGCCAGAAACTGGAATTTTTGCTGTGAACACTCAACATGAGGATTTTGCTGCGTTTAGAGCAGAGTATTGCAGAAGGTATCACCAGCGTGATCAATCCGGCCTGCGTAGATACTACGACAATGATGTGTTTGGTGCTGCGTTGTTGACTGTGCCCGATGCCGCTGTGCTAGATCTATGTGCAGGATTTGGTAAGAGTTATAAAACTCCGCTGCGGCATACTGTGTTAGGAGATCACCTCATACACTACAAAGCCAAACATTCGAAGGCCGAATATGTACAAGGTGATGTTGATGGTATCTGTGTTGCCGACAACGACTAACTGATCTTCCAATAACGCTCGTTTCTAGGGCGGATGAGATCTTTGTCGTTGCTGCGCCCAGTGGTTTTTCTATTGCCTTTGAGATGATCCAGATATCCTCCCCAGGCTGTATTGATCAGTGGATGTCCTTCACCTTTAATCAAACCTGCGCTCCAGTTTAGAACTCGCCATTCAGGATGCAGGGCTTGCACTTCTTTTCTAGTTTCGTCAAACACCCAGCAATCATTCCATTCGGCCATGGTCATAAGGCGTCCGGAATCATAGGCCAGTTGGAACTCTTTTAACCACAGTCGAGTGATAGAGTTATTTAAATTCATACCATACAGCCCGCACTCTGAAAATTTCTTTTCTCTGCCCAGATAAGCCAGCCCCACGTCAGCGGGCATCTGTAGCAATAAGAACGCCTCGGTAGGCCCGGTATGGCATACCATGTCGGCATCCATCCAGAACAACACATCGGTCTTGCAGTTGGCAGCAGCATGGAAAATGCTGTAGGCTTTGTGGCAGAATCTAATAGCATCCCAACGGAATCCTATGCCTGGTGCTTTGCCCTTGGCGTCTGCAGGGCCTGTGGCCACTTCACCTCGGGCTCTGGGGTCCGGCCCCCATCGTTGTTTGAAAGCCACTATCTCTGGGCTTGCTTCATGTAGATTTCTCACATGTAGATTAGGAGCAGTTTGTGTGATAGTACAATCTTCTGTGTACACATGGAGATCCACGCCCTTGGGCCAAGTCTTCAAGAATGTATCGATCATGCGGCTGGCATACTTGTCGTACCCAGATTGGTTGAATGTTGTGACTACTGCGTATTTTGTCATAGGCTTCCAAGTTTGAATAACTATTTAATACAATATTATGACAATCAGTATTTTTAATAGATTTGGCGCACTGAACTCCGGTCCAGTATTTGAGGCATTCGTTGCTGGCTGTAAAAAGAATGGTCAACGGGTAACAGAACACAATTCCTCTGCAGATGTAGCAGTGATCTGGAGTCAGTTATGGACCGGGCGCATGGCTCCTAACCGGGCTGTATGGCAGGAGTTCACAGCCAGCGGAAGACCTGTGATAGTGCTGGAGGTAGGGCAACTCATGCGCGGTGTTACCTGGAAACTGGGCATCAATGGTGTGAATGGTCGTGGTCGTTGGATTGAAGAATTTGAACCCGGGCGTGCCGACAAACTCTCTGTGAGACTACAACCCTGGCATCAAGGCGATCACATAATGATAGCCATGCAACGGTCAGACAGTGAGCAATGGGCAGGGTTACCTCCTGCTGAACAATGGTTACAACAAACTGTAGATAGTATAAGAGCACACACAGATCGTGAGATCATTGTGCGCCCACATCCTCGGCAGCGATTGCGGCCTATAGCAGGAGTAAAGATACAACAACCACAGGCCCTGCGTGGAACCTATGATGAGTTTGATTTCCGCAGCAGCCTAGGAGGTGCTTGGGCTGTGGTAAATGAAAACTCTGGCCCGGGCAGCCAGGCTATCATAGATGGTGTGCCGGCATTTGTGGGTGCGGATTCAATGGCCGTGCCAGTGGCCAACACAGACTTTTCTCTCATAGAAAAACCACGCATGCCCGAAAGATCTGCGTGGTTAGAAAAGCTGTGCCACACAGAGTGGACACTAGGAGAGATCGCTTCAGGATCGCCTGTGGCTAGATTGTTGAAGTCGTTGTAGATCAGCATCTACCATGTCTTGGATCATGGTAGCAAAATCAGTTCGTGGTTGCCAGCCCAGTATCTCTCTAGCAGAACTGCAGTCACCATGTAGACTGTACAGTTCAGCGGGGCGCTTGAATCGTGGGTCAGATTTAACCAAGTTTGCCCAATCCTCAATGCCTGCATGTCGGAATGCCACATCGCACAGTTCACCGATGCTGTGCTGCTCACCGGTGGCAATCACATAGTCTCGAGCTGTGGGTTGTTGCAGCATCAGCCACATGGCTTCCACAAAGTCTCCGGCAAATCCCCAATCTCTTTTAGCGTCAAGATTGCCCAAGGTGATTGAATCAGCCAATCCTAGTCGGATACGGGCAACACCGTCTGTGACCTTGCGTGTGACAAATTCACGGCCGCGCAGTGGGCTTTCGTGATTGAACAAGATACCCGAGCAAGCATATAAGCTGTAACTTTCGCGGAAGTTGATGGTCATCCAATGGCTGTACAACTTGCTCACACCATAAGGTGATCGTGGTCGGAATGGTGTGTTCTCACCTTGAGCGCCTGCTTCGGTGGCATTGCCGAACATCTCCGAAGTGCTGGCTTGATAAAAGCGTGTGTTAGGGCTGTGACTGCGTATAGCGTTGAGCAGATTCAACACGCCCATGGAGTTTACTTCAGTGGTCAGCTTGTTGAGATCCCAACTGGCACCCACAAAACTTTGTGCTGCTAGATTGTACACCTCCGCAGGTTTGAGTGTTTGCATGAGATGATTCATGTTGTTTTCATCGGTGATATCACCGGTGACCAACTCAATATCGTTCTCAATGCCTAACCAGCGCAGGTTGTCTAAGTTAGGATTTGAGTAGCGTTTTACAAGGCCATATACATGATAGCCTTTTTCGACGAGCAGTTTAGCTAGATAAGGACCGTCTTGGCCGGTCATGCCTGTTACAAATGCGGTGCGTTTCATAACAGTATGTATCACGCATCGCGGTCATAGTGTAATATCTTCCATGCCTGCTGTGCGTAGTCGAACCACATGGCCCATTTGCCATTGTTTGGTATCCAAGCCTTTCATGATACCCAACCAGCGATTGCGTAGCAGAGCCACTTCGTTGATGATGGTTTCAAAGTCCACAACTTCGTCCTCGCCTTCTGCGTACTTTTCAGCATCTCTTGAAGTAAGTGCGCGGGCATAGCCTTCAAGATACTTTTGGAAATGTTTCCTGCGTATCTTGCGTAGTTGGATGTTAAGATAGTTGAGAACAGCTTCAATCTCCTGTAGTTGATTGAAGCGTTGTTCCGTGATACCAGGCAAAGCTGAGATGTTCTTTTCCAGCACACCCGAGATTTTACAATCTCGTTTGGCCAGTTCAAGTTCAGCCTCGTAATGGTCTATGAAATCAGGAATGGCCGCCAAGTTGGCCACTACCTTGCTATACCACATCAGTTTTCCCAGTCGTCGGCGCGAAGGTCCTCATCTTCTTCTTCGTCCTCTTCCTCGTCTACATAGGATTTGTCGTCGTCAAGATATGCTGTGAGTGCTCGTTTGATATCTGAATCACCTTTGAAAGTGTCCTTGATATCATCCACATCACAGTCGTTGTCGATCAAGATAGCCACAACTGTTTCAGCTGCTTCATCTCGATCCACGGTGTTTACATAACGCTTGAGTTCTGACCACATCTCGCTGGCCACTGCTACTGCTTCATTCATTCTACTGTCTCCTCAGCGGTACTTACCTCTTCTTTGTGATTTGAAAAATCTGCCATGGCACGATCCAAACAGCCTTCTTCGTTGGCTTCCCACTTCTTGCGGAACTTCTTGATGATCTCGCCGTCGCTGGTCACAAACACCAGGCTGTTGCCTTCTTTCTTCAAGAGATTGCGTTTCTCCATGAGATCCACCATGCCGGAATAAGGACTCATACCTGTTTCATAAGGAATCTTGACTTGCACGCCTTCAAAGGGTTTTGCATAGCGTGTTTTCATGACCTTACAAGCAGCACGGATGCCCATGACGTCTGTGATCTTGTTGCCATCCTCGTCCTCTTTGAGTTTGAGTTTCTTCATGGCCACAACGATCGAGCTGGCATAGATAAAGCCTTGACCACCGGAGATCTTGTCATCGGGATCAAACATGTCTTGACTAGCGTATGTGTGATTGGTACATACCAAGCCCACATTGTAGCTACCAAACATGTTTACACAGTTACGCACAAGACTGGTAAGTGCTTTGGGCTTACGACCTAGATCACCTTTCATCTCACCTGCGTCAAACTGGTTCACATCAGTGGGTGTGAGCAACATACCTAGACTGTCAATCACAAACATGACCTTGGGGCGTTCACCATCGGGCAAGGCCTTGTAGTCGCTCATGAATGTTGAGATTGTCTTGGCCACATCATCGATCATGGCCATGCTGAGTTTAAGCAACTTGCTATCGCTGGTATCCACGCCTAGTGCTTTGAGCCAGTCTTCGTCCAAGGCGTTTTCACTGTCAATCAGCACTACATAGATACCTTGTGCCTGTGCGTTCTTGATGATGTTGCCGGAACAGATGTATGATTTACCTGCACCTGATTCACCGGCGAACACAGTGACTTTGCCCAGCGGAATGCCTTTGTTAAAGTCGCCAGAGATGAGATAGTTCAAGGCATAGTTGCCTGTGCTGATCCAGTCTGTTGGGTCGTTGAAGCCAATGGAGAGGCCTTCAATGCTTTTGGTGATTTCCTTGCGGAATTTGCTTACGTCGAATGGTTTTCCCATGATAGTTTCCTTTGTTGATAATAGTTTACTACGAATTTTGGGCGATGTCTACTAGAGTCTTGCCTAAAGTCGCTGATGATTTTTTAAAAATCAATTTTACGTTGCCATTCACTGGGTCCGTGTCTGATGGATCCACTCTACAATAGATCAATTTTAATCCCAGTTCATCTAGCTGGTCAATCTGATTGTACACCGCCTGTTCAGGAGTAAGGCGTAATCGATCAAAGAACATGTGCCAGTCAGAAAAACTCAGAAACATGGTTCCTGATGCTCGCAACCAAGGTAATATGCTTGGCTTGTTACCGGCCCTTGACATTCCC